CTCGTTCCTCGCCGTGAATACCAATTGCGTTTGGAGATTAACCCAGACGATCCATTGGCAGGTGCCATTGTGACAGAACTCATCCCTGTGGATGACGACATCAAGAAACATTTTGAAGCCTCGCTAAAGGCTAAATAAGGAATTTCGTTATGCCTGTGTGTGCTTTACCTAACGCGGACGGTTTTCTCGCTGTCGTTCCTGACATTGAAGCGGCTTCATGCCGCGGTTATGTCATGGTGACGGCTCAAGAATATGACACGTTAATGAGCTACACACAGCTGACTCCAGGAGAGATATCTCAAGCGTTCGGCTTGGGTTTCACCTTGGTGTTCGTTGGCGGATATCTCTCAACTTACGCCATCAAGATGGCAATACGTTTAATAAAACTACTTTGAGGAATCTGTTATGAAACGTCTAAACGCGCTTAAAAAGTTCGGTAAACAAGCGGCGGCAACCGTCACTGTTGCGGTGCTTTCTGTCCCTGCTATGGCGGCGGAAGGTGGTGCAGCTGACCCGTTCTCCGCTATCGACTTATCTGGTGTGGCAACCAAAATCGGCGCGGCTGGTCTGGTGATTGTCGGCATTACTATGGCTTACAAATCCATCACCCTTGCTAAGCGTGCTGTGAACAAGGCTTAAGTTTATGTTGGCCGTTCTCCACGATGTCCAACTCATCGTCTTTGTGCTTTTGGGTGGCATTGCCGGATACGTGGCCAGCCAAAACTTTAGAGGATAAGGGGGCTTCGGCTCCCTTTTTTATTGGTTTAATACAATGAATCACTATCTCCGTTTTTTTATTGCCCTTGTTATTCTATGCGCTAGTCATCATACGTATGCTTTAGAAGCACGTATTAGTCATATGCAAATGAGGGGGTGTGGCTCTCAAGGTGATTGGGTTGACCCTTACAAGGTGAATACTTGTTTTTTGGATACTGGGTATTTCGACTCATGCACATTTGAGAAGACATCATATGCTAATGCTCGCGATCCCTATCAAACAGTTTGTGATAATGGGCTCGGTCTTTCTTATTCTGAGGTTCGTTGTCCAGAAAATAGCGAATTTGACCCTTCAACCTTACGTTGTAAATCGGTTTGTGAATATGGCAAGAACCCTGACGGCACTTGTATGGACGTGTGTCAGTTTAAAAAGTCCATTGATGAAATCAAATCGCTTCAGTGGTTGGCTTATGTCTATGGCGAACAAGTGACAGGGTCATGTTACGGCGATTATGGCGCAACCCGTTGTGAACTGGAGCGTACTCCTAGTGATAGTACGCTGTGTACGGGTGTTGATTCCGGCCAATGGACACAAAACACCATCTGTCATGGTAACTTTCAATTCACAGGCAACCAGTGTGAAGGCGGTACACTCTTCTGGGGTAAAGATGGCCCTGACACCCCTATTATTCCTGATGACCCTATTCATGACCCTGACGACCCAACAGGTGACATCGAAGACCCTAGCGTATTACCTGATGGCTCAACCAATACGGTGAATCCACCGGATACCGACAGTGAGCCAGACGTGGAAGAGCCTGACACCGATGAATCGACAGACACGGCAGTTCTGAAAGCCATTACTGGGATGAATAAGGACGTCAACAAAGCACTAAACGACATGAACATCGACATCAATCAAGCCAGTGCTGACGTTCAAAACCAAATCATTGCGCTGAATGCATCGATGGTCACCAACACGCAGGCCATTCAAAAGCAGCAAATCAACGACAACAAGATTTACGAAAACACTAAGGCCCTTATCCAACAAGCGAATGCTGACATCACCACGGCCATGAACAAGAACACCAATGCCGTTAATGGTGTGGGTGACGATGTAGAGAAAATTGCAGGGGCAATGGATGGTATCGCGGAGGATGTTTCCGGTATTTCTGACACCTTAGACGGTATCGCAAACACAGATACGTCTGGTGCAGGTACGGGTGGTACGTGTATCGAGTCCCAAAGTTGTACCGGATTTTATGAGTCGGGCTATCCCGATGGCTTAGGTGGTTTGGTGTCCGGTCAGTTAGATGATCTTAAACACAACACCATCGACAACTTTGTGAACTCGTTTGGTGACCTCGACTTATCCAGTGCCAAGCGCCCTTCTTTCGTGCTTCCTGTGCCGTTCTTCGGTGACTTCAGTTTTGAGGAGCAAATCAGCTTTGATTGGGTGTTCGGTTTTATTCGTGCGGTGCTCATCATGACGTCAGTGTTTGCGGCGCGTCGTATTATTTTTGGAGGTTAATATGGATTGGTTAGTCGATTTATTTAACAAGCTGTTGGTGTTCCTCTATCAGCTTTTAATCTCGCTGGTCAACATGCTCAAAGACCTGTTCTTTTGGGCGGTTGAGCAAATCATGGCAATGGTGAACCTGTTGCTCTCTGGTGTGTTCTCCCTATTCGCTCCGGTCGATATGAGCCAGTACATGACCAGTATTCCGCCTACTGTGGCTTGGGTTATGGCGGCGGTCGGTGTGCCTCAATGTCTGTCCATCATTCTGGCCGCTATTACGGTGCGTTTGATGCTGCAATTGATTCCGTTTACGAGGTTAGGCTCATGATATACGCCATAGCAGGAAGACCAGGAGGCGGTAAAACCTATGAGGCTGTTGCCTACCATATTATTCCGGCCATTAAGGATGGCCGTAAAGTCATCACCAATATCACCTTAAACATTGATTGGTTCGTTAAGGTGTTTGGTGAAGACGTTCGAGAACTCATCAAAATCGTGGATGGCCGTTTAACGGATTTTGGTTCAACCTCACGTCCTTTCAGTCAGATTGAAGACTACTCCGACGAATGGCGCAATGAAAAAGGACAAGGGCCACTTTATGTGGTCGATGAGGCGCACATGAGCTTGCCAAGTCGAGGCTTGGCCGCGCCCATTCTAGAATGGTACTCAATACACCGTCACTACGGTGTCGATATCATCTTGCTCACGCAGAACATCCGCAAAGTGCATCGAGACATTAAGGACATGATTGAAGTGACCTACCGATGCACAAAGAACACGGCTATGGGCTCAACCAGTTCTTACACCAAGAAAGTGCAAGATGGTTGTGCCGGTGAAGTGGTGAACACCTCTACCCGATTTTATAAGTCGGAATACTTCCCGTTCTATAAGAGTCATTCGCAATCCAACAAGCAAGTGCAGGAAGCCGAAGCAAAAGACATTCGCCCGTTCTGGAAGCGTTGGCCTGTCGTCGGAACGGTGGTGCTGTTATCGCTTGGGTTAGTTTTCAATATCTGGGCTTGGTGGCCGGAGCCAGAGCAACCGCCCGACCCCGTTAAACCACCACAACCAGTACAAACGCAGCTGCCTGATGGAACGCCAACGGTAGATACGGCAGAAACCAAAGCTAAGAAGAAAAAGAAAGCATCAGGGTTTGGGCCTTTGGAAGATTACGACTTCTACATCACCGGATACGCAAAGCAAATCGCCTACGCCAAACGGCTGAAATATGCTGCCGAACTAGACCGTGACCTGACGTTCTACAAGATATACATCGATGTGTACGATGGCCGCGACAAGCTATTCAGTTTCGATCATCTGGACTTGGTAAAGATTGGGTATCAGTTCGAAGTGTTGAGCGACTGCGTATATCGAGTGACTTGGGAAGAAACAGAAAGGATCTTCACGTGCGGCCAAAGAGAAAAGCCATCAGACATATTGCAGCAAAACATGCCTGTCCATATCTAGACCGCTCGCCACAGCGTCGAAGCTAGCGTAGTCTGCGTAGACCGAGGAAGCGGAACATGTAGGACACCAAACCTTGGCACTTCCACACCGAACTTAATCATGGGGCTCTATACGAGCCCTTTTTTATTACGTGCGCGGTATTGCGAGCATTTTGGGAGGGGCCCGCTTTGCGGGAGGGACCTAAAAGCGGAGCAAACCCCCGAATCTGTATTACGGGGGTAAATTCCCACTCCTTACTAACCTTGTACTCTGGTACAAAAAAGCCGAGCTATAAAAGCTCGGCTGAATCTACTAAATACAAGCATGCATAAAAGTTTCGTTTTACTCGTCTTCTTCTAACGCCACAATTACCTGAGATATATATTTCGGTAAATTGCTTAGATGCTCATCTAGCCTTGTTCCCGTACGTTGTGACGTTGCAGAAATATCAGCTTTAATCAATTCTAAAACAACTGATGCTGCTGCATGCTTTTTCTCAGTGTCTGTCAGTGTGGAATATTCAGTTCTCCACTTCTCATTTGCGTTATCCCAATGTGGGATTGTTTTTAGAATATCTCCCATGTACTCATTAGACATTGTGCCTCCTAACAGGTGTTTGATGTGTGTCAATAATATGAAACCGTATACACACAAAATCAAGAAAATAATTAATTTAGCACGCTCGTGCTATGCAAATTATGTATTGCAGGCCGTTTCTAAACGATCCTCTGACCTTCGGAGAGAGCTGGAGCTGGTCGATACCTATTGTTAGGCCTTCATAGCAGTGCGACTTATAGAACTGAACATAGTTGAGTTCTTTAAACTCTATGGTGTACTATATTCGTGTTTTTATGCAAGGGGTAGCTCCCTTATCTCAATAGCAGTGTTTGAAATGTATACAGACAATAAATTTGTTTTTTACGAAAAACAGTATTATCACGAAATAGAGTCCAAGCAGAAAATTGACCTTCGCTTGCAAACGATTATCGTTTTCACGTTTGCTTGGCTTAATTTAGCTACGTATACATTACAAGTTATAGATTATGAAAATAATAAATTAATCTCTCTGATATTTTATAACTTGATGGCAATGTATTTTATTTTCGTATTACAGAGCATGAGATACTCTATTTTCTCATTCTATGGTAGTACTTATCAATATTTACAATCTCCATTAGTGTTTGATGATTATTATAAAGACACTAATGACTATTACACTAAGTACAAAAATGACCCCGATTTTGCGGATGAAGAACTTAAACTCTTTATCAAAGAGAACTTGATAAATTCTACACATCATAATTGCAAGCTTAACGATGAAAGATCTCAAAAGGCTTTTGAGTCAGTAAAGTGGTTAGTAATATCTTTCTTACCCTTCTCGTTAGCATTCGCAATTTTTATAGCTTTTAAGCTAGATTTAAAACACCCTACAAAACCTATTTTAATCGAAGAAACCAATCTATCAGGAGCACATATAAATGTCAGAGAAGGACGCACCTCAGAAACAGACAAAACCATCATCGCCACCATCACGACCGATAGGAATTCGCTCTGTACGCAACCATGTAACGATTCCGGTGGAGAACCCATCACCAACTTCTCATCGCCAAGGTCAAAGGACGTTCTCTAATGAGGAGTAAAGTTTGTGACAGATGACAACAAGAATGATAAAAAACCAAGTCCTCCACCTCCTCCACCTCGTCCACCTGGTGTTCGATATGTGAAAGATGGTTACAATCACGGTAAAGACAAAACCGAGAAGAAGAATAGAGGCTGAGTCTATTTATGTACTTAGATATACTAGAATGCGAAGAATATTTTTTCCCTAAACTAATAGAGCAATACTCTATGCTGGGAAATTACTTACAATCTTCAGACTATGTTAGTTTTGAAAATAACATTATAACTATTAATTTATTGTCTTATGAATTCAAATCAAAATATGGAGTTGTCTTTATAGATAAAAACATAAGATTGCGAGTTAAATTTGAAACTGTATCTTTAGATGGTGACGATTTATACTTTGACTTGTACTTAGATCCTCAAGGTCGAATTTATTCTGACTACAATTCTATCTTAGATAAAAACTACGTAGATATTTTAGAGCGCAGTAGCGTTAAATCAATTGACAAATATATTTCTGAGTTTGTTTATAACTTTCTAAGTAAAAATAGCTTGATATAAAGAAATAAAAGTTAGGCTCATAGCCTAACTTTTACTTTTACATGATTTTTTTCAATGCTCTAGCGTACTTTAGTACTTTTCCCGCAGCTTCTAAATCAGTCAATGCTCCAATCTCTAACAACGCAATTCCAGTCAAAACTTGCTGAGCCGTTACCAGCTGTCCTGTTGGAAGCTCTAGTCTGTCGTAGTGCATTTTAAAGTGCTCCCATTGTTCTGATGGGCTCAATTCCCTTCCTTTTGTCATTCTCATGAGTCGTTTACACTCAGGAGGAATGGTTTTCCCCTTATCCCATTCTTTGACCGTTCTCACAGTTTTCAAACAAAGTTCAGCAGCTTGTTCGACGGATAAACCACATTCAAATTCACGAAAAATATAGTTTTTAGTCATTTCGTGATACTTCATTGAATAGTCCCTCAAAAGAGAGACATTTTATAGGACTGGCATATGCAATCGCACTCAACATAAGCAGATATAATGCGCACTAAGGGGGGTAAACTCAAAGCAATAATGTCCGGTTTTAGCTGCTTTAAAATGTCATCCTAAGATTAACAACATTGTTTTCTTTTGAAGCTTTAACCGAGGTTTCTGTGGGCTTGCAATCGCTAGTTTGGTTTGTGGTTATGCTTACGAAGCAAATCAAATCTCTTATTGAAAATTGATGCGCGCGTAGTCCTCGACTTACTGGCGTGTTCTTCCGTAAGTACCTGAATCAATCTATGTATGGTGATGATGGCCAACTCACTGAATTTGCCATTCAATGGCATCACGATTACTAACTTAAGCGCTACCAAACAAAAAAGCCTTTCATACTCGCCTCGTACAACAGCAAAAATCAGCTAAACGCTCTAATCGCTCCGCAACGAAATCTGCCAAAAATCACGAGCTCAGTTCACTCGCTCTTAATCAAGGCGTTCTGAAACATTTATAAGCCTGTGGTTATATGGAGGCGAATGTACTTTTCGGGGTATTTGTAACGATAGCGTTTTCCTTTCTTCAAGTTGGACTTAACGTACCTACACACTTTTTGGTCACCACTGCTGGTTACTCTTTTTATTACTGCGTTTTTACTTTTGTGCTCCATTTCTATCATGACGTCACAATAACCTTGATAGCCATCAAACTTATTGTCTACTTTCTTTTGAAGCTTAGTCTTAATCTTTTTAGCCAACAGGTTCGTTTCTGAATCGTCAGCAAAAACTGAATTACTTGTAAAGATCAATACCATTAAAGTTACAACGTATCTCATCGTTTTGGTCCGTTTATGTTGTTGATTGTTCGATGATAAGTAATTTTTCTGTAGATACGAAAATGGGACGCCACATTGCGTCCCATTTAACATGATGAAGTAACTGATATGTAATTAAGCGCGCTTCTTGCCTTTGTTTGCTTTGAAGCCCTGATGCGGAAAAACGTTACGAATCCTCTGTTGAACTTTTTTGGGAATGCCTTTGGAAAAGCTTAAGCGCATTCCTGTTCGTTGGCTATACACCTTCATTTCACCAGTAAACGGGTTATGCTCACTAATATCCTGTAAGTTGTGTTTGAAAGAAGGAGGTAGATGCCCTTTTACGTTACTAATATGGCCATTATCGAACTTTACTTTTAACACCGGCCTATCGACTGCGATCAACCAAAAGATCACGATAGCTGCAATTAAGATTACATATAACAT